TGCCACTATCGCCAGAATTACAACAATATTACGAAGATAGGCAGTCTATGATGTCCACAAAGGCGTGGACACAACTCATAGAAGACCTTTTGGATATGCGTACACAGTACGAAAACATCCGAAACTGCGATAAAGACACAGTAGAGTTCCGAAAAGGACAAGTAGACATCCTAGACTACGTTATTGGACTAAAGGATCTGTCTGAGAAAGCCTACGAGGAACTAAATGAAAAGATATTTTGACTTTCAGTGTGCCAAAGGCCACATAACTGAAAAATATATCGATGATTCTGTCAAAGTCATGCAGTGTCCCCACTGTGGAAATGACGCAACCAGACTCATCGCTGCTCCTAGAGTTAGTCTAGAAGGCATTACTGGTGATTTCCCTGGTGCTGCAATGGCCTGGGAACGTAAGCGCCAAGAAAAGATTAACTGGGAGCGCAAAACTGGTCGTTCTGACCAATGGAAGTAGCGGACAAGAGAGCCCCGCAAACGTAAAAAGGTTCTTTTCTTAATGCTGTTAAGCACGGAGAGACATGATGGCTGTGATTATTGAGGACGGCTCGGAAGAGTCACAAACTTCTGCTGTATTGGCTGACGATACTACCCCCACTGTAGAGGATAATACCACTACTGTCGAGGCAGTGCAAGAGGATGCAGAGGCGTTACCTGACAAGTATCGGGGTAAAAATGCTAAAGAAATCGCTCAGATGCACATGGAGGCTGAGAAGTTAATTGGCCGACAAGGTAGCGAAGTTGGTGAGTTACGCAGGATTGTGGACGATTATATTCGTGCCCAAGCCACAGCAAAGCAGCAAATGCAGGCCCAACCTTCAGAAGAGGTTGACTTCTTCGCTGATCCGAGGAAGGCGGTAGAAAACGCTATAGAGAACCATCCTAAGATTCGACAAGCAGAACAGTTAAATCTTGAGATGCAACGAGCAAAGGCATTAAATGCTTTACAGACTGCTCATCCTGACTTTCAGAATGTTGTAAGAGACCCCAACTTTCAAAATTGGGTAGCCTCATCAAAAGTTAGGTCTGAGTTGTTTATAAGAGCCGATCAGCACTACGATTATGACTCTGCACACGAATTGCTGTCGCTGTATAAGGACCGCAAAGGCGCTGTGGAGCAGACAGTAGCAGCAGAGAAGCAGGCACGAAGCCAAGCCGTTCGAGCAGCGACTACCACCGTATCGTCTGGCAGTGATGAAGCACCTACCAAGAAGATTTTTAGGCGTGCAGACATTATTAAACTCATGCAAACTAACCCTGATAAGTACGACATGATGCAAGAAGAAATTATGTCGGCCTATAGAGAAGGTAGGGTTAGGTAAACTAACACTATTAACAAAGGAATTTTAAAATGGCTAATACCGCATTCGCTCCTAATAACGCAGTAACCAAGTCAGCAGTTGATACCGCAGGTTTCGTACCTGAAGTATGGTCTGACGAAATTATCGCTGCCTACAAGAAGAACCTTGTAGCAGCAAACCTCATCAAGAAGATGAACTTCAAAGGCAAGAAAGGCGACAAAGTCTACTTTCCTGCTCCTACTCGTGGTTCTGCTTCTGCTAAGACCGCTACCGATGCAGTTACTCTGATTGCTGCTGGTGGTACGGCTCTGTCGGTTAACATCGACAAGCACTTTGAGTACAGCCGCTTGATCGAAGATCTGGCTGAAGTTCAGGCTATGTCTTCCCTGCGCCGTTTCTACACGGATGACGCTGGTTACGCTCTGGCAACCCAGACCGACACCGACATCATTCGCCTTGGCCGTCTGTCACAGGGTGGCACATGGAACGGTACCGATGCTACGTTTGCTTACGCTAACGGCTACATCGGTGGTGACGGCGCTACTGCATTTGATGCAACCGCTAACACCAACACTGGTAACGAGACTGCACTGACGGACGAAGGCATTCGCCGTGCAATTCAGCGTCTGGATGACAGCGATGTTCCGATGGATGGTCGTTTCCTGATCGTTCCTCCTGTTGCTCGTAACACGCTGATGGGTCTGGCTCGCTTTACTGAGCAGGCTTTCACTGGTGAGTCCGGCAACGGCAACACGATCCGTAACGGTCAGATCGGTGACATCTATGGTGTTAAGGTCTATGTTTCGACCAACGCTGATACCGCTACTACTTCTGGTACTGGTGATGTTAACCCCCGTGTTTGCTTGATGGCTCACCCTGAGTTTGGTGTGCTCGTTGAGCAACTCGGCATCCGTGTTCAGACCCAGTACAAGCAAGAGTACCTTGCTACGCTGCTGACCGCTGACACGCTGTACGGTGCTGGTGAACTGCGTGACACCTCTGCTGTTGCTCTGGTTATCCCTGGCTAATAGTAACGGCCCCGCTTCGGCGGGGTCTTCTTAACTAAATAGGAGATAATTATGGCTGCAAGTAGCGTTGTTGTAAAAGAAGGTCGTGAACAGTTTGGTGGTGTCTTCTCTAAAGTTTGGGCCGCTAAAGGGACCATTAACTTTGCTGAAGTTGCCGATGGCGATGAGGCTGTAGACACCATTGCTGTTCCTGGTGTTGCTCTTGGTGATGTAGTTGTTGCCATCTCTGCATCTATTGATGTAGAAGATCTTGGCCTGACTGCTGCTGTTACCGCTGCAAACGAAGTAACTGTACAAGTATGGAACAATACTGGTGGAGCAATTAACCTTGCCTCTGCTGTGTATAAAGTAATCGTTGCTCGCACGATCTTCGAATAAAACTTAACGGTTTTGCCTCTTCGGAGGCTTTTCTATAGCGTCTTCACTGAGGATGCTACAGAAAACTAGGAGTAAACATGGTTCCTCAAACCTTTCCGACAGTATATAACACAGCTAATGGCTCTACCTCTATGGTGGTGAGCACTATTGCTAGTACGACTGGATTGACTCGTTGGGTTGACTACATTCCTATTCAGTTAGCATCAGAGTCGGCTGTAGAAAACAGTATGAACAACAATGGTGCAATGGCTGCCTATGAAATTCCTAGCACTACTGGTAAACAGGCAGGCAAAGACTACATTCGTGTCTATGTAGATAATTCAGCAACAAAGAAGTGGACGATTTCCTCTGATGGTTATCTTCCACTTTTTTTTTATCCTGACATACTTTATAATAATCTAGAAACCGAAGGCGGCGACAACTTCGTACTTGAATCTGGTGACCTATTCTTACTAGAGGCATAACATGGCTGACAAAAAACTAACCGATCTTACTGCTCTCACTGGCGCTTCCTTAGCCTCCGGCGACTTATTCTACGTTGTTGACATCAGCGAGCCTACAGCGGCAGACAAAAGCAAAAAAATTACTTACTCTGAACTATCTACAGTATTCTTAACATCTTCCTCTACCATCAGTGGTGGAACTTACTCTTAATCGGAGATATAAATGGCAACAATTCTGACCAAGAAAAAAGACACCACTGGCGCTCCTGGTGCAGGTGACTTAACCAATGCTGCTGGCGGTGCTGAACTAGCAGTCAATACTGCTGATAAGCGTCTTTATACCAAAGACAGCGGCGGTAACGTAGTTGAGATTGGTACTAATCCTTCTACCTTTACTGTTACTAGCCCAAAAGTTATTACTGGCATCAATGACACTAATAACAATGAACTATTCAAAGTAACTGCAACATCGTCTGCAGTTAATGAGTTTACTGTAGCTAATGCTGCTACAGGTAATGGGCCTACACTGTCGGCTACTGGTGATGATACTAACATCAATATCAACATTACGCCTAAAGGCACTGGCTCTACAGTAGTCACGAAGTTGTCTGCTTCTGCCGCAGCCTTGACAGATCCTGTCATTACTGGTACTATCCTTGAGGATGTCTATACCATCTCTGATGGCGCTGCCTTTGAGATTGATCCTGGCAACGGTTCTATCCAGTTGATCACTCTTGGCGCAAGCCGTACCCCAAAGGCTACGAACTTCGCTGCTGGCGAGGCTATTACGCTGATGGTTGATGATGGAACAGCGTACACGCTGACCTGGACTGACAGCACCTTTGGTGGCTCTGGAGTGGTGTGGAAGACTGATAACGGTTCTGCACCTACGCTGAACACTTCTGGATATACTGTAATCGTGCTGTGGAAAGTATCTACACAGGTCTATGGCGCTCGTGTTGGCAACGCTTAAGGAATAACCATGCTTGCAAATAAAGCACTATCGGCTGCTCCGTCAGCGGTTCCTGTTTATGTAGAGGATGTCTTTTCTACATACCTATGGGAAGGAAACGCAACAGCACGAAACATTGTTAATGGTATAGATCTTGCCGGTAAAGGTGGGATGGTTTGGACAAAATATCGAAATACAACTAATAATCATCGGTTGTATGATACTGCTCGTGGAGCAACAAAAGAAATTTATTCAAGTTTAACAAACGCAGAATCAACCGCATCTCAATCATTAACTGCTTTTAATGCAGATGGTTTTTCATTAGGAACCGGACAACCTAATGAAAATACAGCAACTGTTGTTGGTTGGACATTTGCACAACAGGCAAAGTTCTTTGATGTGGTGACGTATACTGGTAATGGCACAGCAGGCCGCACCGTATCTCATAACCTTGGCAGTACCCCAGGCTGTCTTATTGTTAAGAAAACAAGCGGAACTGATAACTGGTTTGTTTGGCATCGCAGTCTTACTGATGCTACTTATCGCTTGTTGTTGAACTCAACAGTAGCAGAAACCCAACAAACTAATGCTTGGAATAGCACAGCACCAACAAGCACGGTATTTACGCTTGGCGACAATACAAACGTAAACGAAAACGGTGCAACCTACGTCGCCTACCTCTTCGCCCACGACGCTGGCGGCTTTGGTGCGTCTGGCTCGGATAATGTGATTTCGTGTGGTTCGTTTACGACTGATGGCTCTGGTAACGCCACAGTCAATTTGGGGTATGAGCCTCAATGGATTTTGCAAAAAAAAGCAACAGGTTTTGCCGATAACTGGTCAATTTACGACACAATGCGCGGCATAACAGCAAAAGGTTCTGGGTCAAACGCATTTAATGCGTCTTTGTATCCAAATTCAAGTGACGCTGAGGCAACAACTTCGTCTGGCGCGTGGTCAATAAATTCCACAGGGTTTCAATATACTGGTGGGATTGCAAGCACAACATGGGTTTATGTAGCCATTCGCCGTGGGCCGATGAAGACGCCTACGAGTGGGACGAGTGTGTTTGCTGCTGAAACAGGCAACAGTTCATCGCCGCAAAGTTCCTTGGCTCTCGGAGCAAGCCACGCGGGAGACTTGTGGATCATGGCTGGTGGAAGATCATCGCCAACAACCCCTCAGTGGCTTTGGGCTGATCGCCTTCGCGGGCTTTCATCGACAACAGGGTTCCCAATCCTAGACTCTTCTGACCAAAGCGCGGAGGTATCAAGAACCACTTCTCCATACCTGTACCGTAGCGCATCAGATTCGCGGATTTACTTCACCCCCAGCACTGGGAACATGACGTATAAGTTCGCCCGCGCCCCCGGCTTCTTTGATGTGGTCTGCTGGACAGGAACAGGTTCAAATATAGATGTAACCCATAGCCTTGGAGTAACCCCAGAATTTATCATTGGAAAAGCAAGAGATTATCCAACTGGGTGGATTGTTTATCACAAAGACATTGGATCAACAGGAGGCTATCCAAATTATATGGTTCTAAATAGCACACAAGCATCTGGTTCTGGAGCATCAACAATTTGGCGTGGTGTAAGTAGCACTACCTTTTCATACGGAACAAACTCCACATTAAATATAAATGGAATTAACTACGTTGCCTACCTATTTGCCTCCGTATCCGGTGTCAGCAAAGTAGGTTCTTATACAGGTAATGGTTCTTCTGTAACTGTAACCACAGGATTCCAGCCGAGGTTCATCATGGTTAAGCGCACGGACTCTACTGGCAACTGGATTGTGAGTGATTCTGCTCGTGGTCTTGTTTCTGGTAGCGATCCATATTTGCTCTTGAACTCTACTGCGGCAGAGGACACAGACGAGGATTGGGTAGACGTATCTTCAACTGGCTTTACAGTAAACGAAACATCAGCGGCTAATGCCAACGTCAATACTGGAACTTATATTTATCTTGCAATTGCATAAGGAGTAATCATGTATAGAGTCAAGTCAACGGGAGAAATCAAATCCCAAGGCGAAGTAAGGTCGATGTATCCAAACACATCATTTCCCAGCCAATGGACACCTGCGCTGGTAGAGGAACTCGGACTAGACCCAGTATTTGAGTCACCGACACCCACTACTACTCGCTACCAAACTGCCTTCAAAGACGGTGTAGAGCAAGACGCACAAGGCCGCTGGCTGTGGAAGTGGTCTATCTCTGAGATGGATGACGATGCCAAGGCCGCTAAAGATGCAGAAGCAGCCAAGTCTGTCAGGGCAGATCGTGACAAACGCTTGGCAGAGTGTGATTGGACACAACTTAGTGACTCGCAAGTAGATAAGGCTGTCTGGGCTACCTATCGTCAAGCCTTGCGAGATGTGCCTGCACAAGCAGGTTTTCCCTATGACATTACTTGGCCTAACAAACCATGACCACAGAAGCCACTAAACAAGCCGTAGACGCTGTTTCTGTTGTGACTGTGGTGGGGACCTTGGCAGATGTGCTTCCAGCCATTGCAGCCCTGTTTACGATCATCTGGACGGGGTTTCGTATATACGAATTGCGTACGATTCAAGACTGGTTAGGTAAAGGAGACAAAGATGAAAAAGCCGACAACTAAAAAAGGCAAGGCAGAGAAGGTTGGTAAAGTTATGGGCGAGTACAAAGAAGGTACTCTGCATAGCGGTAAAGGCGGTCCAGTGGTGAAGTCACGCAAGCAGGCAGTAGCGATTGCTATGTCACAGGCTGGTATGTCCAAAAAGCCGATGATGATGAAGAAGACGGGGCGTGGACGATGAAAAAAGGTCTTTACTATAATATTAATCAGAAACGCAAACGTATTGCTGCCGGAGCAGACGAGAAGATGCGTAAGCCTGGAACCAAAGGTGCGCCTACAGCAAAAGCATTTAGGGAAGCAGCAAAAACAGCCAAGAAGAAATAATGGTCAAAAAAGTCTATCAGAATCCTAAAGGCGGTTTAAATGCTAAAGGTAGAGCCTATTTCAAGCGTACTGAAGGCGCTAATCTCAAACCACCAGTATCGGCCAAGCAAGCAGCAAAGTC